AGCTACTTCATCAAACTGTGCAAAGTAAATTGCTTTGATTCCACCAACTGTATCTCTACAAGTTATGTTTCTTCCTTTTGTTAAATTACAAGACATATTATTTTTTTTAAAGTTAAGGAAAGAGGGAAAACCCTCTCTCCGTTAAATCAGTTATTATGATTGACTAACTACGTCAGCACCAATTCCTACTTGAACACCTCCTGAGAACTTAGCAACAACTCTCATATTATCTGAACCATCAAGGTCAGTCATATCAAGCATTCTCATAGAAGCACCCATATCTGAAATTAAATCAGTTCCGAAGAAAAGATTAGAAGTTTCAGCAGCAACCATTTGATTGTCTGGCATACCCGGACAAGGTTGGATTGTAATACCTTCAAATACTGGAACGTAATCTCCGTTCATATTATAAGCATTAACATATCCTAATGTAGAAATAGCAGAAATATAGAATCTGTAAGTTTTCATATTCATATAGATTCTTAAATCATCTCTACCATATACGTTAGAAGGGATAGCTGCAACTAAACCTTGTAGGTTAGTTATAATGTTAGAAGCACTATAATTAGATGTTTTTGCATCAGCTACTACATTACCATTTACTGCAAAAGCACCTGTAGTACCTGTTAAAAAGCCCTCAAATTGTCCTGCTGTTGCATCAGCACCTGACCAAATAGAACCCTCTACTGAATCAGCAATTAATTCTCCAAAGTATGATAATACATACTGGTCAAAAGTTGGTGCAGTTCTATTAAAAGAACCTGCTTTCATTTCTTCTGCTTCCCAACCTGATAATAAAGTTTTTTTACAAAGGTCTACATTGATTTGTAAGTTTTTAGGAGTAAGTACTGATTCTGTTAAAGTTAAATCACCTGCACCAGTAAAATCACAAGTTGCATCAGCTACTAAGCTAGAACCTGCCATTTTTCTAATGTTCTCTTTATATTTAATATTTTCTAAGACAGTTAAACCCTCTAAGGATTTAGCTTCTTTTAAAGCAGCCGAAATATATTGTCCGAATGCTTTACCTGAATAGTTTGATGTTACGTTAAAAGCCATAATTTAATTTTTTATTTATTTGTTATGTTATATAATATTCTTTCTCTTTTAGTCATTTTAGATAAATCTCTTTGTGTAGTTTCTCTACCTAAAGCACTAAATTTATTTGTATCTACAGGTTTTGCAGCAGGTTCGTTTGATAACTCTACTACTTGTGCAGATAGTTTTTCTTTTTCTGAAGATAATTCTTCATTTGTTGATTTAAGTTCTGCTAACTCAGATTTTAATGTTTCAATCTCAGTATTTACATTACTCATTAGATCAACTACTACAGACTTAACTTCATCCATAAAAGCTACTGAATCAAATTCTACTGCTTCAGTTTCTTCAATAGTTTCTTCTTCCATATCTTCCTTAGATGCTTCTTCTTCAACTACTTCTTCTGCTGCTTCCTCCTCTACTTCTTCTTCGTAGATTTCAGCTACAACACCTTCAACCTCTACAGAGAATCCTTGACCATCTTCAGTCTTATACTCTCCAACAGGTAGTAATATAGTTGTACCATCTTCTGTAAGAACTGATATGTCTGCTGCTACTTCTAAAGATTCAGCAGTAGAAACTATTATAGTACCATCTTCTAGTTTTGCTTGATATTCAAGATTAACACTTTCTTCTTGTTTGTCAAGACCAAGTGCTACTAATATTTGTTGTTTTAAATCCATTTGTCTTTTTTTTATATAATAGAATTATTTATTGTTTGTTTGATTTTGTATAATTTCATTTAAAGCAGATAGTATTTCTTCGTCAGTTGGTTGCTTTTGCATTTTCTCAAATTTATTTACAAAATAACCTTCTATACTAAGACCTTTTAGTTCTCCGTCTTTAATTTTATTCCAAATCTCATCATTTTCAATCTTCATCTTTACAAACCAAGTACCATCAGGTAAATCAAAGCCATATAGTTTAGATTTGTCTTGTTCTCCCTCTTTTATCCAACTTTCTACAGTTAAAACACCTGATACCCTATCTTCGTGTTGATATGTAGCTTTATGATGGTTATTATGCTTTAGATATAACTCACTAGCCTGTCTAACAGTATCTTTAGAGAAATATACATAATAATTAGAATCAGTATTAGCATCATACCTAAATATTTGTTTATTTGGTATTAATGCAGGACTAACTAACATTCTTTTCTCCTCATCTATCTTAGCTAGTGTTAAATTGTTCTTTTCTTTACCAAAAAATACAAAATCTTGCTCAATAGCAGGACTTGTTACTAGACTGATAGCATCTATAGTTAGTTCTTCGCTTTCATCAGATATAACTAATTCTACAATTTTAGTTGGTATTCTTTTCATAATATATAATAGATTATTTATTAATTTGTTTGTTTTTTAAATAGTAGCCCTTCTACGAATATTTGCTAACTTGTTTTGGTTGTTAGTCATATCATCTGTAACAACGTATGCTTGAACTGGTTGTGCTTCTTCTCCACCACCTAATGTAAATCTTCCACTTAGCATCTCAGGTGCAGGTGTACCAGTATCTCCCGGTGCAGAACCACCTCCTCCACCTCCGGGAACGTCTGTAGATAGTATTCTCTTTACATTTGCTAGTCCATTAATAATAACTGCTGCTGCCATAGGAAATTTAGCTACTGTAGGTAAGGTTTTATCTGTAAATACAGCATTAGCACCCTCGTATGTACTCATAACTGCACTAGCTACAGCTAATTCTTTACTTTCTCCTGCAAAGTTGCTTATTGCACTTAACATAGAAGAATAACCACTTATTTTTGCTCTTGCAACCTCCTCATCAGACAGCTTTCTAGCTTCATTACCTGCTAAATAGTTATCTAATACATCATTATCTGCTTGTATAATGCCTTTTGCTGACTTCTCTGCTAGTTTTGGCATTTTTGTGAGTGTACCTGTCCTTTCTTGGTCTGCTGCCTTTAAATCGTTTAATCTTTGCATCCTTTCAGTATGGATTTCTCTTTCCAAACTGTTTACCTCAGTAACAACTCGCCTACGCATCCTAACAGAAGCAGTTTCCGTTTCTATAACCCTTGCTCTTAGTTGTGCTAGTTCTCTTTCGTCTTCAGCAGAGTTTTCTGAGAGTTTCATCTCCTCCTCTTGTATTCTCATTCTCTCTTTTGCTAATTCTACTTCTTTTTCAGTAGTTTCAGCTTCTAACTCTAGTGCTTTCTCTAAATTTTCTAATCTTTCTTGTGCAGACTTTGATTCATCCTCTGCTATTAATCTAGCCTTTTCAATCTCTCGTCTAGTATTAGCTTTTTGTACCATAAACTCATTATCGGCATCTCTTAATTCTTGCGTTCTCTTTTTAAGTTCTACCATAGCACTTACTTCTTTTGTAACCTCTTCAGTTATACCAGTAAATGCACCTTTTATGTCTGTTAGTGTTTTAGTAAATGGTTGGTTAAATATATTAACTAAAGTTTCTCCTACTTTTGATGCTCTATCTGTTAATACATCTATAACTGCACCTAATCCAGTAAATGCTTGACTTAATTGGTCTGCACCTCTTTTTGTATTTGTAAAATATGATACTAATGTACCTACTGCTATTACTAAAGCACCAATACCTGTAGACATTATACCTGCCTTAATAGTTGCAAATGATTTTTTAGCAGTAAGACCTACAGTTTGTATTCCTCTTTTTACGTCATTAAGAGATACACCCATTACTCTAAATTCACTTGCTAGTCCTTTAGCATCTTTTGATACTTCTCCTATATTCGTATTTACTTTTGCATTTATTACTTCTGTATCTGCCATAATTATATTGTTTGTTGTATTCTATTTTGCCATAATTTTATACTTGCAGTCCATTGTATGTATGTTTCTGCTAATCCTGTTACTGCTATTCCAAATGATGTTGCTGTTACATCTTTCATCTCTGCTGTTATATTCATTCCACTGTGTCCTGAAGTAACTATATGTGTAGTTGATTGATGATAAGTAGATGCTAATCCGTTTGTAAACGTAACTGCACCTGTAACTTGTACATATCCATACTCTCCTGCACTACCCTCTCCTATACCTGTATTTACACCTATTACATTAGCTTCAAATCCTATTACAGAGTTTTTTACTTTTTGTATATATGTTAAAGGTAGATATTGAACAAGTAAAGCAGTCTGTGTTGCATCTGTAGTGTTTCCTGATTGTTGAATAAAGGACATTTGCGACATAGCTAACTCCTCATTAAAACCTCCTCCACCAATCACAACTTCTCCTTGATTTTTAGATTGTGCAAATGAACCTCCTATAATAGACGAATCATTTAATCCGTTATCTACTAAATTATTTTTACCTGATACTAAAACATTTAAATTGTTACCACTAGATGTATTATTAGCACCTAGTAAGAATGAATTTTCTGTACCTTTATTTGTAGTGTTTAAATTACCCTTTATAATATTGTGTACGTTATCTGACGTATTGTTTATTTTAGTATTGTATTTAAAAGCAGTACAAGTTCCTGTAGTTTCATTATAAACATAACCATAGGATTCACAAGATAACTGATTAGGTATAACGTCATTTGTGCCATCTGTAAAAATAACATCTCCAGTAGAAGCTATGTATTTTGGTTTTATTTTAAATCCTTTTTTAAATTGCATTATGGTATAAGTATAAATTCAACTGTAGATAAGTCGTTTGGTTTATATTCTATTTTATTTACTCTAAATGCTCTATTTTGTATCATTACTTTTTCATCAAAGCTAAATGTATTAATATCTGCTGCATTTAGATTTACTTTTAAAGTCATAATTCTAGTATCTGAATTATACAACTCATTATAGTATGGTTGCCAATATAAATTAAATAAATTATTAACTGGTATATAAGGATTCCCTACAGGATTAATTAATTGTGTAGATTGAAAATTAATATCACTTGTGTCAACAGTTGTAGGGCTAACTTCAGACAAATGAGTAAACTGTCCAAAGTAAGTTTGGTTTTCACTTGTTAATCCGTTTTGTGCAGGTATATAATATGAATCAGTAGATTGTTTTTTACCATTATCAAATAATATTCTTGGTGCATTATCAAATCCCTCAAATTCACTTTGGTCATCATTAGATGAATATATAGCAGGTATAATAAAATCAGGAAACTTATCAAATATTGGTTTAATTACTGTTGCAGCAAAAGGACTTGCAGTTATTTCTTCTTCTTCTGATAATAATGTAAACCCAAATAAATGAACAGCATCAAATACTTTACTACCATATAGAGTACCACCAGTACCATTTTTATACAAAGTGAAAGGATAGTCTTCGTCATCTTCTTCATATTTGAATGTGGTTTTTTTCTTTAAATCTAAAGGAGTTAATTTTATTTCTGTAGAATCTACTTTTTCAGTCCAGTCGTGTTTAATATTTCTATCAACTAAACTTAAACCTGCTGTGTCATTAAAGAATATTTTATTATATGGTTCTATTTTAATATTCTTACCATCATTGACGTCAGGCATAGAAATTAAATTAAACATTGTAAAAAATGCTTTAACATATTCCCATTGACCTATATCTCCTCTTTTAGTGTTTAGTAAATAAGAATCTATTACAGTAGTTAATCCTACAGTTACATTTATACTACTAGATATTAATGGATTTGTACTATTTGTTTGTCTAAAACTATTAGCTGCACCACTTTTAAATTGAAGTTCTAAAGTTTCGTTAGTATCTAAAGTTGTGAATACTGTACCTATTGCTAAAACTGTACCAGATACTAGTGTAAAACTATGAGAACTTGTAGATAAATCATAAACATCAGTTTCATTACCACTACTATCTTTTTTTACTGCTCTCCAAGTAAAAGTATCACTAACTAAACAGTCAAATCTTAAATAATAATCTATTCTATATCCACTATTGTCTGACTGTCCTACAAATTTATCATTCGTATCATCCCAACCTACATTAGTAGAATATTCATTATATGTTAATTTAACATTCTTAAATGAAGTTGCAGAATAATTATTAGTAGTAGCAATTACTTGTTGGTTATAAGTACCTTGTAATGTATCACTTGGTACTTCTCCAGTAAAGTTAAAGTCCATAAATAACTTTTCAAACTCTACATCTCCAGTATTTAAATTTAAGCCATTTAAAAAATCTGATGTGTAAGTAAATCCTGCATCATTCATTATTTTATCAAATAAATATTTGCAGTTTATAAAAGGTCTAAAGGCATCTTCTAGTTTATTTAATACTGGATTACCATCTACTGCATTACTTCCAACTGGTGCAGTTAAACTAATGTTACCAGTCCAATCTACAAAAGGATATTTTATTACATCAGTATTATTAACTCCTAATGCAGATTTATAAGCAAAAGAATTTGTTGCTAATGGATTAGATAATGTCAAACCTGTAGAATCCCAACTTGCTTTAATATTTGTTTTATTATAATCGTGTTCTAATTCGTCTAAATCTAAATCTGATAATACTTTATTTTCTAGTATGTCTTTTAGTGCAATAGATTCAGAATATAAATTTACATTGTAACTTGTTTCATTCTCTTTGTTTACTATGTCTATTAATCTTAGAAATCCCTCAAATAAAATATAGCCATCTTGTTTAAGTACGCATTTAGTTTGAACATAAGGATTAAATGTACCTTGTACTGCTGCACCATCTATTTCTAATGAATTAGTTATCTCAAATATTTGTGTAAATATTCTATTGTTACGTTTAGTAGCAGGTAAGTTAAAGTCTTTACTATAACTCTGTGTTTTCTCAGCTATATTTTTAAAATTATCAATAGATAAACTTAATGGTATATCCTCATCTTCATAAGTATCACATATTACTTGACCATCTTGTAAATCTGTCAATACTACTGGAGGACTAGCACCTGCACCTTTTATAGTTATTCTTCTTATATCAATATAGTCAGAGCCATCATTTTGATAATCTATTATTAAATCTTCAGATGAATTAACTGCTGTAAAATCAAATGTTTTATAACCTGTAGTATTAGTAGATATTGCAGTAACTCCTACTCCTCCTAAATTGTTACCATAACCATTAGCACCTATAAATATAAATCCACCAGTAGCAGCATTTACTATTCTAAATTTTAATTGATATGTAGCACCGACTACTAAGTTGTTTATTCTTTGATATATACCACTACTAGAATTACTACCTCCTGATGCTGCTCTAAACCTTAACTTAGGAACTATTCCTGTTATTTTTATTGGATAGTCTACATCTGCAAAAGAACCACTACCTTGAGACCTAAACTTTTTCCAATTACTTATTGGTGTGTCATTAGTTACTGAATCAAATGCAGGGTCATTAGCAGAAGAACTATATCCTGCGTGTGTCTGTATGCTATTAAATCTATTACCATCTGCAACTAAATTAGTAGTTATAACACTAGAATTAGATTGAAATATTCCCTGATAATCTTGTGGATATAAAATTAGTTGTATAGACATTATGCAGATTGTATTCTTTTATTCTTACTCTTTTCTAATTCAAACGTGTATTGTATTAGTTTATCGTTTGCTTTTGTTTTTCTTGTATAGCTTGATGTAGCTACTGTTACAGGTTCTACATATTTATTTACCATACCATAAGCATCTGATGAAAAACCATTTAGTATATAAACTTCAGGACTATTTATCAAGTCCTCAAACCAAATAGCATCTGCATCTACTAAGTAGTCAGTATTTATACGTATAAGTTCTTTTGAGTTTACTCTAAAGTTTTTCTTACCACCACTAAATCCATTTATCTTATACGTGCTTTCATTCCAAGTACCTCCCAGTTGTGTATAAGAAGTTCTATTAGTTTGTAATGACCTTACTGACTTTTTAGTAAATGTATAGTAATCCCAAACTCCATAAGGATTTAACCAAGTCAATCTAATACCCTCAAAACCTTTACAGTCATCTGTTATAATATTTATTGTATATAATTGACTTATAATTTGATTGTCATCATCAAATGCTTGAATTGTGTAATAGCTTGTATTAGCTTTGTGTGAATCCCATTGAGAACTCCAACCATCTAAGTTACTAGGAAAAGCACCAAAGTAATTTAATCTACAATTTGAATATTGATTAGATGTAGTAGCAGAACCATTAGTAAAATTAACAAAAGAAGTTATACCTGTTAATTGTGTGTTAGAACTATCATATAGTTTTATAGAAAAGTAATGTACTTTATTTATTGTAGAAGTATCAGAACCAGTTTGAAAAGAATAATCTCCTGTAGATAAAAAATTAAAAAAAGGTAGTGTACCATAATCAGTTAATCGTGCATATTGTGTAGTAGGTGCATTACTTAAAAAATATGAGTTATCAGCATCCATAACATAGTTTAAATCGTGTAAAGGATAGCCATAGTCATTACCTGTTTGCTTTAGAACATCATCATAGTTTAAATAACCATTATAAAATAAACGTGGTTCTGACAATACTGAATTAGTTCTATCAATAGTAACTACTCCTGTTTGACTTGTTGAGTATTCTAAGAAAAACTCTACCATAAAATATCTAGCAGCATTGTCTGAGTTTGCATATTGGTCAATTAAGTGAATAGGATGAGGAGTTGTATTAGAATATACTACTGTCTTGTATGTACTACCATTTAAAAAATCAGTACCATTATTATCAGGCTTTACAAAACTCTCTAATACTTTCTGCATAGAGAATATACCTACACCTGCATTATTTGGAGTTGTTTTTAATACTGCTATTCTATTAGATGTAGTATTTAAGTTTGCGTTACTATTACTTACATATACTTCAGCTACAAATTTTACATTGTAATTATTTGCAACTATTGTGTCATCTGATACTGAGAATACTATATCTTGACCTACTGGTAATGTCTTGTATAGTGGTTTTTGATTTATTAATATTGCCATTATGTTTTTATTATATTTTGTATATCTTCTTTTACTGCTTTACCTACTTTATTATAAAAATCTCTCATTCCTAACTGTAAAGGTTTTTGAAAAAAACTAATACCTTGTATTCCTTGTGTATATATTTTTCTAGCTATTAAGAACTTTAAACTCTTACGAGATATAAACCTACCTTGTGCATCTCTTGGTGCTATACCTCTACGAACTATCCAATTATCTAATCCTCTTGTTAATCCACCATCTCTTGACTTACCAAATCCATATTGACTTGTCTTTCTTTGTCCTTTATAATCAACATAAGTACGTTTACGTTGAGTTCCTGATACTCCTTTATCTACAAAAGTTCCATAATCTACCATTAAAAATTCAACAGATAAACTATCATTGTCTTTTACAATTCTAAATTTTATACTATTAAGAAGTTTACCTGATACTACTTTATCTTTCTTCTTTAATATTCCTTTAGCTTTATTGACAACACTTTTACCGAAACTATTTAAGTATCGTTCTAATGCTTTCATTATACACTAGCTACAAATATCTCTACATCTAAAGTAGCAGCAGGACTAACCTGTAAGCTAGTTAAGTCAGCCATAGTACCAAAACTAGGAGATGTATCAGCTTCTGCTAACATAACATCTTCTGCTGCACATAGTATATGTGATTGACCTGCTTTTAGTAATACTTGATATAAAGTAGCTGCACCAACTACTGCTAATTCTAAAGTGTTAGTAGCATCTAAATTAGTTACTCTAATATATCTTACATCTTCTTTGTCAATTTGAACTGCTGAACCATAAGAGTTAGTATCAAAAGCTGCTAAAAAAGTAGTTTGTCCTGTAGTACAAGTTACAATACGTTCATATACATTATTGATACCTGTAGTTGTTACTGTGTTTGTTGTACCTCTAACTGCACCATTTAGTGTTACTGATTCAGATAAGGTTGTCGTTAAATCTGCCATAATTATTTATCTATTTGTTTTAATTTATTAATTGCCCATTCTATTCCTGATGTACCACCCCACCCTAACCAAGCTACATATCCTTTATCTTTCCAAGGTGTAGATTTATATTCAGGGTTTATTTCTGCATTTTTTTTATGTCTTTTAAATGATGCCATTCTTGATATTGTATCTCTTGAAATTTTTTCTTTTGAACACAACTGATTGGCTCTTGCAAGTCCTGTTCTAGTCATTCCTTTAACTTCATCTCTACCATATTTATCTATCCATTTAAGTACCTTACAAGCATTATTACTAGCACTATCAGGATAGTCATTATAGCTTTCAAAGTTTATACTTATTTCTTCTAGCTTTTCTATTACATCATCATAATTCATAACTTATCTTTGGGGGTATTAGTTGTATTGTTAATTTTCCTATTTTTATTTTAAACATTATTTACCTGCGTATGTTGTTAGTTGTGGTGCTATACAAGTGTTATAGTCGTTCTCTATAACTATTGGTAGTGTAAACGTCCAACCACTTACTGAGTTGTCAAATCGTTCTGTAAATGGCTCTATCGTTATATCTCCCTCAGTAAAGTATGCAGGACTTTCTCCTTGACTTGCGCCTGACAAATATAAACTCTGTCCGTTCTTTAGTGTACCTATTAAGTCATTACAAATACTAAGACAATCAGACAGTACTTCTTGCTCGTTACTCTCATCAGGAAATACTAAGTCCATAATAAAGACTTGGAAGTTTAAAGTCATTTGATTATTCTGTGCTACTGCATTAACAGGATTAATATGCATTAGAGGATATGATGTATTTTTCTCTAAGTCTATCTCATATATATCCCCAGTGGTTACAGTTTTAATTTGTAACTGATTAGCACCTAATTGTTTTAAGGTATCTATTGTATTGTTATAATTCTTAAAGTGTGTCATCTACTAACTTTTTTTGTTTCGTTTAAATCTGCTTCATAAGTAAGCCAAGTTAAACATTCATATAAACTTAATTTAGTAATCCTTTCTAAATTTATTATTTCTCCATTTGTCAATCTATACATTACTCCAAACCATCCCCACTTACTTGCGAATTTATCGTCTGTAGTGATTGTATCACTTGATTCACTCGTTCCGTCAAATACAACGGCAAAATCTTTGATAGTTCGTTCCCTAAATCCCAAAAAAAAACCAAAGAACTATTTACATCTTTTGCTTTCATCTTCTTAAACTTCTCTGCCCTCATCCTGACCTCACTACCATTATAAGCACTTATAGAATATTGCTTACCATTCTTCTCTACTATTGGTCTATAAAGAACTGCCATTATCTTAGCTAGGTTGTTCTCTATTCCTGCTTGTATGTAAGTTTCAATATCGGCATAAGCACCGAGACTTATCTCACTTAAATCAGGATGAAATCCGTACTCAATCCCATCTACTTCAATTATCCTTCTTAACTTACTATTAGCATCCTTTTGCAATTCAGCTATCTTATTTAAAATATTAGATACGTCATTTATACCTAACTCTTTTATAAGTTTCTTTGGTATATTAGACAACAAGCTAATTGTATCTAATGCTTCTTTAGACTTTGACTTACTACTCATAGTAATAAGTGAAGCCCATTTTTCAAGTGTTACATCATTCCAACTGTTTATAAGATTGTAAGTGTTTTGCTTACCATCTTTCTTAATGTTTACTTTCATTATTATATAATAGAAATTTAATTAATATAGTTTAAAAATACTATATTTGCTGAGTTTTCAATGAGTTTTTGTTAGAAAAAGGTGTTAATTTTTAAAGATTGCACCTTTTTTTTATACTTTTTTTTAAATAATTTACTAGAGTAAAACAATCTTTTTTGTTAAATAAGTTGTTAATAATTTGGTGGATAACAAAAAGTCTGTAACTTTGCAGTATAATTAATAACAAAAACTTAAAAAACAAAAATTATGGAAACTACATTACAAACTTTAGAAGAAAGATTAACACAATTTCAAGATAATGAACATTTAGATATGATGGTGTTTGACGAAGAAGAAAGAGGAACAAGATTTAGCTTTTGGGTAGGAGAGCAATTTGACGACAGAACAAGTTTTCGCAGATTATTAAGAGAAAGTGAATTATCACAATTTGAAAGTCTATTTCGTTTACATTTAAGACAAGAAAGTTTAACAACTTGTATGGACGATGGTTGGTTTCATTTAACTTTTAGAGGAGTTTTTACTTTTGATTTTTTAAGAGGTTTAGAATTTGATAGTTAAAATAAATAAATAAATAATAATAAGGGGGTGTAAAAGCCCCCTTTTTTATTGCACAAAATACTTACCATAGTTACTATCCACTTCATAATACATACGCATAGCCAAAGCATCAGAGTAGTCAGGAGAACGTCCTAATATAGCTTTAATATTATCTTTAGAAAGTATTTGTAGTTTATTATCCTTATCTGCATCTTTAGTTCTTACCTGCTCTAACTCCTCAATTATATAACTCTTTATATTTACATCAGAACAATTAATACCTAACTGTCCTTTATTAATTAAGTCAGCTAATTTATAATAGCATTGAGTCTTTAGGTTTTGATAGTTCTCTCCTTTAATTGGTCTTGAATTATTAATAAACCCTTGACAACGTAAGTAATCTTTAACACCACCTCCTACTCCGTCCTCATCTACTATGATGTTTCTTAAATTAACTTGGTTGTCTTGTTGTATCTTTTTAATTTGCTCTACAACCTCATTTACAGACGATTTAAGCATAGTTTTAATATATGTGGTATGTAAACCCTTCCAAAGCATTATAACTGTTCTATCACTTCCAAATCGTGCTACATCACAAGTTATGTACTTATCTCCATCAATGCCTTGTTGATTAAATAAACTTACTATAGCATTGTAATCTATTAAACTGTCATCAGTTGCATCATACTCCCAGTTACCATAAAGAAGTCTTTGCTTACTTAGTTCGTCTAATTCAGATAGCTGCTTTTCATAATGCTGAGAGATATACTGATTATCCTTTACTAGACTTTGTATAAACTTTCTGTAAGGTTTTATAGTGTTGTCTTTAGCAGGTCTGTAGTATTCTGTATATACCCAGTTCTTAGCAGGGTTACAAGTCATTACAAGTTTAGGTATTAAATCGTTCTCATCTAATTTGTACCTTAATCTTGAAGCTACTACGTTCTTAGCCTTTTCAGTTATCTGGTTTGCTTCATCAATAAACGCACCAGTAATCTCAAGAGAACCTAGACTATCAAAGTTTCTGTCTGATGGATATAAGAACAAGTCTTTAAGTATTATCTCACTTCCGTTATAAAAGCTAATAATATTACTTGAGCCATTGAACGTATAGTGTTCTCCTGATTTTAGATTCCAAGCATTACAGACTTCAAAGAAAGTATTTAGAGTAGTCTTTTTAAGAGCATCTAGCTTAGACCTACCCATTAGATACCTTGTACCTTTATATTGTAAGCACATTAGAATTAAATAGCTTACACCTACCCAAGACTTACCTCCTCCTGCTGCACCACCGAATAATACTTCTTTAGTCTTTTTATCAAATAGGTATTTAAGACATTCCTTTTGTGTTACAGTAAATTCAGGATTAATCTCCAAGATTTATATTAATTTTAATAGGTTCGTTTCCTGATGTTAAATCTATCTCTTGCTTTTCATTATAACCTCTCTTGCGTCCTCTTGTTCTTAAAAAGAATGTAGTAGCAGTTGTACTACCATTTTCTATTTGTTTCTTTAAATGTGTTTCTGCAAAGTCTATAAATTTACTTTCTATACTGTCTACTGCTTTACGATATTCCTCATCATTTTTACACCATATATAATGTTGTGTTCTACTAACCCCACACTTAACACTAGCTTCAGTAACTATACCTAGTGAAACCTCTAATGCTTCTAACATTTGCTCTTTGCCTACTCGTGTACGTTTTTGTTCGTTTTCCATATTATATAATAGAAATTAATTGTATTCGTTTGGTAGCATTAGTCTTATGCCTAAGTCAGACAAAGCCCATATTCTAATCTGTTCTGCATATACTTCAAATGCTTTTGTGTTTAAAGATGCTGTACTTACTATCTTGTTTAATCCTATCTTTTTATTATTAATCTCTACCATTTCCCACTCGTTTAAAAACTTTGCTCTTAGTATGTCGTGCATCTCATCATTGAAGTAACCTAACTCTTGTGCTAATACTTGCACTATACATTTCCAGTAGTAATTGTTCTGTACGTTAGACCTTGTGTTTCTGTGTTTCTTTACATCTACTGTGTAAGGACTTTCTATATCTTTTAAATAGTTTACTAATTGCATCTTATCTTTATTATCGTGTATTACAAATTTCATTAACTGGTAAATTTTTCTTTTGTTTCTTTCCACATTTTATCTTGTCTTTTACTTAGTGATGGTTCTGTTCTGCGTAATTGAGGAAAGCCATTAAACTCTTTAGCTATCTCTTGCATATACTCGCCACACTTAGGACATTCTGTACCAAGATTTACAACCTTACCATCTATGACTTTCATAACGACTTTGCTTAGTTCTTTTTTTATTTCACATTTGTTACATTGATATATTAACATAGTTTTTGTTTTAAAATAAAGGAGAGTATAAAAACATTTAATTATTATTATGGCAGTATGCCTACCCTCCTTTATATATGACTTATTCTAACATTTTTCTTTTTCTTTTGTTGTTCTAACTCCTCTAACTCAAACTCTAAATGGTGTATAGCTTTCTTTATACATTCCTCAGGAGAATTATGCTTAAAGTTTGCTCTTAGTAAATATGTTACTGCATTACCTACATTCCAGTTTAGTTCCCAATCTGATATTACTTTTCTAGCTTCGTATTTATAATTCTTTCCTATATAATAATCAGGTATCTTATTTTTCATATTTTATGTTTTATATTTTTCTACTATTTGTCTTATTCCGTGAT